CTTCGGATATACTCAGCGGCCCTATAGTAATAGCGTCTGTGCAGTTGGTTAGACTGCGCAACAGCTGACGCCACTAAGACGGCACTTAGATGTGTCCTTCGCCGGGGTTTCCCCTTAGAAGTTAACACGAGATCTACGATTGTCTTCCGTAAACGGATAGGTGTGATATCTTCGCCTCTGTAGGCGTCGCACCCGCAGGACTCCCTAAAGGATCCTGAGTAGCAGCACTTGTCGTCGTTGAACCGTAGTCCAAAGACGGGCAAGTACTTCAAGAGGAGCTCCACTGCTGGAGCCCTCACAATCATATCATCTCCGTATACATAAACGGCGCGCCTCGCTTTTGATCGCGAGTAACCGCCCATGCGTACGAGCACACCTATGGAGAGCGCGTAGAATATAAACGACTCGACGGGAAAGCATAAAGCTGATCCCATCGGGGCGAATTTCTTCATGCGCATCTCCACACAATCAGGTAGCACAGTGATTACGCTGCGACAGGCCTTTAAGCCTGCTAGCATCGGACAGTGTATGAATACGCTCTCAACGAGAGACATACTCACCCGGTCGCTGGCATCCTTCATGTCAAGCGTGGCCCATTCCTGATTACCCGAACCCAGCAAGGCGAGTCGCCGATTCACTTCCTGATCCGTGAAATTCACGTGTCCGGTCGTTAGTCTATGCGATTCGAGGTGCGGCACAATTGCCCGCATCAAACCCTGCTGGATCCACTGCAATTCAAGCGGTTCCATACTTATTACCCGAGGTCCCCTTGAGTCTTTCGGGACTAAGACGATTTTCGCCTTAGCTTCCGATTCAAGGTTCAATCCTGCGATGTACTCCGGCTCATCAGCCACATGGTTAAGACCAGACATAAAATACTCCGTAAAGGGGTACTCGAGATCGAGGTCTTTATACAGTCGAGAGAAGGTAATTTTACCTTCGGACGACTCACCAGTAGCAACAGAACCAGGGCCATGTCGCGGGATGATAGAACGATGGTCAAAGGATCCGAACACACTGCACGCGAACTGCGCTGCGTAGTGAACGATGTCCTTATAAACTGGCGAATCGACCTGAATGTTTTCCAGGTCGCAGTCAGTTTCGACAAATCGACCAATAGTAGCGTCGATAGCATCTTCATCATAGGGTAATTCCAGTTTGTACAAATAGCTACATAACTGGCGGAGGTGTCGTAAGGCTCCTACGTCAACTACCATTGCTGGTAGTAAGACGCTGCGGTTTTCAAAGACCGCGCTCTCAAACACCCGTTCGAACAGAAACCCGAGGAAGCTCGGAATTCCTGTATCTTGTGACAACACAAGGTCGTCAGGATCGAACGGAACAGTAGATGACAAGGCTTTATCAATCGCCTTGCCATAAAGGGGCATAGTTTTCGTGAGAAAACTCAAACCCTCATCGCGAACACGCTTACGGATTACTCCGAGGTCGTGGGCCTGTTGTGCTGGAGTAGCAGAACCTTCTGCTATGTCTAAGTACAGCTGCTCATAAAGCTCGGCGTATACCGAGGTGATGTTATCTGTTGTCATATGACATCCTAACACTAGTACGTTCAGTCCATACCCAGACACAACCCACGCACTCCTCCCCCCTTGACGGGGGGAGGCGCGGGGCTTCCTTCGCCGAGCGAACTCCTTAGAGCTCGCCCGCGATGATCCGAGCAACGTCCGC